GCTGTTCTAAAGCCATCATCACGCCTTGAGCGTCACCTTCAGAGGCTTGCAGTCGCTCTGCCAATGCGGTGGCCACCTCGCCCTCCCAGGTGACGAAATCGGGCTTAGTCGGCGGTGGAGGCTCAGCATCAGTTAAGGCGTGTCCGTCTACCTTCGCTTTGGCAGCACGCACCAGGTCTTTCCCCACGCTGGCCAGGATCTCGTCCTTGCTATCGCCAACCGTAATGAACCCAGCCGCACGCAGAAGCTCCCGAAGCGTGCTTGCATCCTCGATACCGTCCAGTAGGGTCAGCGCACCCATGACATTGCCGGCCTTGAGAAGCGCCGTCAGGCGGTCGAGATCTGGCACACCCACACTCGGTCGCGGCTGAGGTGCAGGCTGTGGCTCCGGGAGTGCGGCCGGCTGCCCGCCGGCTTCGCGGCCCTGCAGCTGCGCAGTCAGATCTGCGATCTCGGATTCCAGCGCTTGCAGGGTGTCGGTCTTCAATGTCACTTCTTCCTTGAGCCCAGTGATTTCGGCGTCTTTCTTCGCGCTGGCTGCCGCAGCGCTGGCGAACTTCGCGGCGTTCTTCTCGACGAGCGCCATGATGCGGCGGGCAACCTCACGCGGGTTAAGGTCCTGGCCACGCTCAGGCGCCACGGTGATGGTGATATCTTTCTTGTTCAGGACCCACTTCCAGCTGATCAGCTCGTCAGAAGGCGCCAGTTTGTTCGGCGTGCTGTCCGGGTTGTGGAAGAACACCGACACAGTCTGGCCGTCGTCCATCACGAACAGCATGGCCACTTGGGTGGTACCGCGGTTCTTGAACGGTTTACTGACCTCTACTGACGTAGGCTGCACCTTCTGGGCAGCTGCCTTCATCACTTTCAGCAACTGATCCGCCTTGCGCTGGAACTTGCTGTACTCGGCCACCAGGGCGTCCAGCAATGTGCCCTCGTCCAGATACTGTTCCAGGTCGGCCATGGTGGCGCTGTCGAGGAGAAGCTTGTCGGGGTCTGATGTGCGCAGCGCGTACATCACATCACCAAGGCCCAGGTTCACAGGCAGCTGATCATTTCCCCAGACCACAGGCACCTCACCCAACTGGAAGTCGGAATCAGCATGCAAGGCGTCTTGCGCCAGTGGCTTCGCCAAGTCGCCAGCCTTGATCCAGGCCTTGAACTGCTTAACGCTGCAGGCTACGAAGCTGCCGAGACCCTTCCAGCCCTTTTCGTAGCTGTTCATGTACGCGTTCAACGCGGTGTCCAGGTCGTGGAAACCCAGCATCACCTTGTGCTCGTCGAACCCTCCGTCTTTCTTCACCTGGTTAACCACCACTACCAGGGGGCTTTCAGGCACAGGCCCCACGTACACGTCCAGGTTATCGCCATCGGCGCCGACCACCCCGTTGATGTAACCGTAGTTGGCCATGCAGGTCACGGACCAGGCAACGCCGTCTTGCTTCCCCCGGCGAGGCTGGTGCATCGGCGTCTCGATGGTGATCGGCATGCCCTGGAGCCGCATACACCCTTTGGCGTAGTTACCTGCGCGGATCTGCGCGGGGCTCGGCTGAGCAGGGGAGCCGAGGCCGAAAGCCCCGCTGTGCGCCGCGTGGCTCAGTTGCGTGAATGGGTCTTTCATAAGCTCAAAGCTCCACAGGAAAGGTGTCACGATAGCGCTGCAGGGCAGGGCTCCCCTGGCCCTGTTTGCTCATGCGCGGAAAGGGCGCTAAGGGGAAACCTCAGCGCCCTATATGTCCGGGGATAAAACAGCAGAGGACAGAGCTGGGCCGTTTAAAGCCTTGCCAGCTTCGCTCCTGGTTCCACCAACTGAGGCGGGCAGGGGTGTTCTGCTGTACGAGGCCAAGCTTCTTGCGCGGCCATTGAGCAATAGAACGCCTCATTTGCCTGCGCCTGCTCGTAATCGGTGACGTCATCCAGCCCGTACAACCCGATTCCGACAGCGCTCAGCAAACCGCCCAGGAACAGGGAAACTCCTCGCATCTTAGACTTGTGCATCGCGGCATCCTTCCGATCTCAGTTGGGTTTGTCGGATTAAACATAGCGATGTATTGTTTTTTTATCAACACAGAAAATTACTGTTTTTGTGTTTTTTTGAGGAAACCCCACATGATCCTATGCGCCTCCATCGCCGGGTACGGCGGTAAACCCACAACCTTGAGCGCATTTTTCGATCACAGCACCAGCATCCTGGTGATCGACAAATCGGTGCAGTACCGAGAGGAGCGCCAGGACGGCGAAGAAGATTGGGCGTTCATCACCAACGTTCGCTGCCCGGCCTACGACTGCATGTTCCTCGAGGAGCATTTGGCAGATGCCGTCTCAGCGTTCAAGACCATGGAAGGCGCAGACGCGGTGATTCTCGGTGATGAGGTCGCCAAGTTTCGCCCTCGCGTCGAGTCAGACGGCATCGACGACAAAGGGCAGAAGTGGCGCCTCAATCCCGACATGCAAAACGGCGAAGTCGCAGTGCTCGCCCTCATCCACTTCATCGAGCGTCAGCGAGGGTTAAACAACGTGCTGGGGGGAATGGACGAAATCATGGACCTGATATCAATTTGATGCTCTAAAACTATCCCCGTACATTTTTTGCAGTCAAAATGTCCGTTTTCAGTGGAGCAGGATGGGAATGGCGGACTAGCGAAGGCGTAGCCGAGTCTGTCCGGCGTTCCCATCCTGCCGCTGCCGCAGGCGACGTTAGCGGCTGATGACCCAGCGGAGGGGGTACCGTAGATCATGAGAAGGCGGAAGAATTGAGGCCCCGAAATTCGCGGGCTCTAGCGATGGGGTTCGTTCATCTAGATGAACAGGGGTTTGTTCATCCAGAAAGAACAGGGTGTGTTCACCCAGATGAACGAACCCCTGTTCATCTGTGTTAGATATCTAACAGGGATGAACACCCCTTCGTTCATCTGGGTGAACACACCTCCAAACAGTGCTTGCAGCCTATGGCGGTTCTGGTGTTAGATATCTAACAAGCAACCTAGCATAGGGAACGCAGGCGGCAAGTATGCACGAACAGACCCCCCAGAAGTACAACCAAGCCGGCATCAGAGGCACATGGGTACAGACCGAAAGGTCCGGCCATGAGGCGTGGGCACAGCTCACGCACGACGCGCCCAAGGCTGCTCAGCTCCTGCACGTCCTGGTTGCCCACATGGACGAGAAAGCCGCTCTCGTGGCAAGCCAAACCCTGCTGGCCGAGTTGTGCGGCGTGTCCGTGATGACGATTCGACGAGCCGTCGACGTTCTCGTCAAACAGAACTTCATCCAGACCGTTCGCATCGGCAGCGAGCGAGGTGGCGTGCTGGCCTATGTGGTGAACGCCCGGGTTGCCTGGGCAGACTCCCGCGACAATCTCAAATACGCAGCTTTCAGCGCAAGGGTTATTGCCAGCCCGGCCGAGCAATCTGCTCCACTGGAAGGGCCGCCGCTGCGTCAAATGCCGATTATGAGCCCAGACGATACCCAGCTGCCCGCCGGCGAAGGTCTGCCGCCTCCGAAGCAGGAGGTTATCGAAGAGCTGCTGCCGGACCTGCCTTCGATTCGCTCAGGCTCCACTTCTGAAAACCGCGGTGGCGATCAGCTTCAACTGATTGAATAATCAGGGACAATCGACAGGTCCCAGCGGCTTGCCGTAAGCATCAAAGCCCTCGCCATTCAGGTGCTGCTTACCCTTTTCGGTGAGGAAGAACAGGCCTTCCGATGCTTCCACCAGGCCATCTTTCAGCGCGGTGGCCAGGGCCTCCTGATTCACGATCCCGTCCTCGTCGATTACATCGGACTGAGCGATCAAGAGCAGCTGCTCAAGGGTTGAGCCGCTGGCCGGAGCTGCACTGTCCAGCATGGCAATTGCTGCCCTGAACGAAGCCGCGTTCTGCGCCTCGAGACGGGCCTGGGCGATGTTCCCTTCAGCCATGTTGATCGGGAAGTTGGTTTCCATGATATCTAGGGCTATCTGTAGATATCCGACTGCTCCAGCAGCATTTGCGCTGTCGAGCAGTGCACCATCAGTGACTACGACCGCGCATGCCGCCACAAACGCACTGGCCAACGGCAACGGTGCGGGCTCGTGGTCAACTACCGAGGAGATCGAGTCAAGCAGCGCAATGCTTTCCCGGCCCTTGTCGTTGAGGACGTTATCGCCAGCCTCGGTGTAACGGTCGATGAGGGCGAGCTCCAGGAGCGTATCGCGCCCATCCTTGCTTACCAGATCGCCGTCGGCTACCGCCTGGCCCTCAGCAGCGGCCAACTGGGCAAGAACGTCGAGTGCCAGCGTGCTCAGCCCGTCGAGCATGCTCGCGCTTTCTGGGCTCTTGAACTGTTCCAGAGAGGCGAGCGCCGGCGGAAGGTTCGCGCTGTCCAGCTGCAGGTCTGCAGGAGTGGCGACAAACACGGAATCCACGTCATAGAGCACCGCATACATTGGCTCATCGCTTTCGGCCTGAGCCGGCACGGCAAGGGTGTAGTGCACCTTCGAAGCCCTGAAGTTGGCACCGATCACTTTCGCCACAAGTTTGGTGTGGCCAAGCCACAGCAGAACCTCCTCACCGACCTGGAAGCGCGATGGGAGAGGAAGGGGACCCGCCTTGTCGACGAATGCCTGGTTGACGAGCTTGAAATCGAGCCAAGAGGTCGGCTCAGGGCCCTGGTCACCACTAAGAGGCGCCAGCGCGGGCGCAGAGTCCGTTATTGCAGCGGTTCCGAGCTTGGCTTTCAAGTCCTGAACCGTCGCTTGTTTCTCTGCGATCTGGGTGTCCAGGTCTGCCAGCTGCTGGCGGAGCGCGTCAGCGATCTTCGGCCGTGGGGTGCTCATGCCCTTGGGCAATGCAACTGATCGCCGGGCCTGGGCCTTCTGAAACGCCGCCTGCCCCTTCTCGGCAAGGGTGGCGATCTCCGCCACGGCCTTCTGGGTGTCGGTGTGCTCTTTCAGCGGCTTAACCTGGTTGTTGAGCAGCACCTGGTAGATATCGCCGGTGCCGTTCACCCGCAGTGTGACCTGTTGGCCGCTGGCCAGGGTCAAGTTTGCTTCGCGGTAGGTCACGCCGGCGGTGCGGCGCGGCTTGTCGCTGAACTCGGAACTGACGACGCTTTGGCCGGCGCGGGTCATCAGCTGGCCCACCAGCTTCAGCGCCTTGTCGGCAGCAGCCGGCGAGGAAAAGTCGAGGGAGTTGGTTTGCGGCACGATAGACCCCTGGAGTTGGTTTGGGGTCCATTGTGCCGCGCAGGGCAGAAGTGCCTGGGCTGCGATTTGCGTGGCGTCGTTACATCGGCTCGCTTGGTGGGCCTGGCGGGGCGGATGGGTGTTTGTGGTGCTGGGCGCTGATACCGTCGCTGGTCATGTCGCCATCGGTCTGGGTCACAGGGCCTTGGATCGTGTGTGCGGTAGCGAGCGCCGCGATCTTGTCGGCCGTCAGCTTGAAAGACGTGCCTCCGACCGTCAGCGTGATCGATGCTCCGGCCGTTATAGCTATGTCTGTGCCTGCATTGATCGCATGCGTTTCGTCGGAGTTGTGCTCGATGTTGTCGTGGTTCCAACGCCGGGTGCCGACCTCGTTACCGACATTGACTGGTCTGTGCCCCATGATGATGGGATAGCGAGCGTCGCCGTTGCGAAAGGCAATCCAGACTGGCGCGCCGTCAACGATCCGGATCTCAGTGTTTGGCGAATCATCCCCGATGGGATAGCAGATTTCTGCAATGGGCCACTCCGTAGCCCCGTCGGTAAGTGGCGGTATCGATACGCGGACCTCGCGCCGCCCCCTATCGACAGACTCAACCTTGGCGGGCCACAAGCTAGGTAGCATTGGTCACGCTCCCCAGCCATAGGCGGCTTTGGCTTTCCATTGCGCCGTTGTTGTAGCGCTCGGCATGTGCCGCAGTGATGACGATGTAGTTGCGCCCCACGACCCTCAGAACGTCGCCGGCTTGGATCTGCTGGCACAACTGGCTATCCACGGTGAGGTTGCGCACCAGGACACAGCTCGCGTTGCGCAGTTGTCGCACGTCGCCGCGCGGCATGAAGCACACCGCGCGCGATTGCCCAGACGGCCCCTGCAGGACAGCGCCGTCGTCCTGGACAGAGAAGTACGTCGGAATGTCGTGCATCTGCAGAAAGTCGCTCTCCACTCGCGCGCTGCTGTCGACTTGACCGATATCGTCGACGGCGTTCTGCTTGGCGAGGTCGGTGAGGCGCGTGGCGCGCAGTTGGCCGCCCTTGAGCACCAGTACAGCGCCTTCCTCCTGCAGTACGGTCGCCAGCGCGTAGGATGGCGTTTGCCCGCGCAGGCAGTTGAACCGCGACAACGTGAAGTCGCTGGCGATGGGGGCGTAGGCCCCGCACGACCTCAGAGCGGCCGACAGTGATTTTTGACTCAGGACCACCGCCTTTCCCAGCGGCTCAGCCAAGCTTGCGCAGCTGTCCAGGAGCGCGATTACTTTCATGGCCTGCTGCTGGCTCTTGCCCTGAACCTGGCCCACGGGAGGCGCCTTGTCGGTCTTGACGATGCGATAGGCCAGGTTCTCTCTGCCGGACCAGACCTTGATGCCTTTCGCCAGCTTGCTCTCGACGCCGTCCACGAGTTTCACCGTGAACTCAAGATTACGGGGTATTGGCGTCAGGTCTGAGCGGGCGACCCAGTCCAGAACAACGTCCCCGGGCAGCTGGTTGCCATTCTCATTGAGATAAATGTTCATCGCCGTCCTTCCAACGGTCGACGCCAAGGCCCGCGGTTTGCTGCATACGCACAACCTGGGTCAGCGGGTAGCCTGGCGGCGCATTGTCGGTACCGTCGTTCTGTTCGCCGTCGGCTGGGGCGTCGAACAGGGGAACGGTGCACTTAACTGGGATATCGGCGGCCAGCATCTTCAAATTCTTGATGCCGTCAGTCCTGACCAGCATCCAGTCAATGCGGTTGCCTTCAAGCTGCATTGGTGCGGGCACCTGGTACTGGCCGAACTCATACACCGCGTCCATGTATCGGTTGCGCAGCTGCTTGAGGTGCCAGGAGAGCTGGGCCGCCAGCGATTTCGCGGTATCACCTTCGCTCGCGATGATAACGACCTGGAAACGCCTGTCGTGCATCAGCTCGCGATGACCATACCAAGACCCACCTTCGTCGATCTGGAGCATCTGGCGTTCGGTGTGGTGGCCGCCCCAGTCCGCGCCGGTGCCGACGAAATCGTCGTCCGGAGCGACCAGAACGACAGGCAGCTTCGTACTTGCGCCGGCGGCCCCGTTCTCGTTCTTCCTGTACTGCTCAAGCATGTCCTGGGCCGCATCGATCATTCGCGCCGGCGCCCACTTGATCGCCTCGGCCACTGGCCGCGCCTTGAACTCCTTCAAGGCTGGCGTATCGGCGTAGAGGGTTGCGAACCAGTTGGCCAGGTACCTGCCGAACGCAATCTGTTGCTGCTGGAAACTACCGTTCAGTTTTGCCATGTGGCCCTCGAGACGGGATCAGCCGATGTTCTTGACTGGGTTGATCTCGAACGTGAAGCCCTTCCACTGCCTGGACTCATCACCGCTGTAGTCCTCGAGCCAGTCGGACGGCTCAGGCTTGAACCCCAGCTGCACGACCAGGGCGCGGCGTTCGCTCCACTGCCAGACCCAGTACAGGCCGTAATAGGGGGCGATGCCGCTCCAAGCCATCAGGAAACGGATCCCGCCCTTGCCCGGGTCGTCCTCGACTTCCTCCTGCCCCCACCAGGTGCAGCTGGTTTCGAGCACGGGGCAACCGAACAGCCTGGTAAACCGCAGATTGTTGGCAGGATTCCGGAAAGCGAGCCAGACAAGCATCGAGAACCAGTGGTAAGCGCCCAAGCCAAACGGGGCGTTCTGGTGCCACCAGCCGCGCTGGTCACCTACGGCGCCATCCCGGTCATTGCTCCAGAGCCAGGCCCAGGCCGGCAGCGTGACCAGGCACCAGTTGCCCGAGGTTTGACTGAAGGGCTTTGCGGTGCCGTGGTGAACCACGCGGAAAGGAAGCGCCAGCGGGACGACCAGCAGGCCCAGCAGAATCGACGCGATGCGCAGCGGCAGTAGCAGCGCGATTTGCAGGGCGAACAGCACCAGGTGCAGCGGAAGGGCCCAGGCCCTCAGTCTGGTAGCGGGCGCGCGTTTTTGAGTAGACATGCTGATGACCTCCATTGCGAAGGCCCCATTGTCCGCGCGCGACGAGCACTGCCAGGCGGCAGGTTTGCGGGATGCAGCTGCCGAAAATGAATTGCCCCTCGAATGAGGGGCCAGCGCTGTTACTTGACCTGATCAGCGATCCATGGCGGCGCAACAGGCCGCTGGGCGTCTGCTGGGAAAGCATCCGCGGCAGGCCAGTCGCGCAGATCCTGCAGGTACTCAAGCAGCTCGATGAAGCGCTCTTCCGGCAGCGTGGTTTCGCGCTTGAGGTCGCGCTCTGCTCGATGCCGCGATACCAGCCATTCGTGCGCGGCGATCTCACCATCACGCCATTGGCGCTCTTCCGCGGCCTGATGTGCTGCGAGGGCGGCCTTGTCGAGAGTCCAAGCGGTTCCGCCCCAAACATGGAACTCGTCGGGGCGCTGGGTCGGTGTGAGGCTTGCAGGAACCTCCCCGAGCCCTTCGAAGGTCACAGCGTCGCCGGTGGCGGTGCTGTAGTAGATGCCTCGGTGGTCCTCCAGTTGCACTAGCGCGCCTTTGACCATTGCCCAGGCCATGCCGGTGC